GCTACTATCTCAACGGCGGTACTGCTGCTTCTGTCGCTACCTATTTTCAAATGAGCCAAACGGCTGTTGTTGGAACAAACGTAGACTTCGCTAAGGCAGGTAACGGGCTGATCAGTCAATGGCTGACAGATGCCAACGACCCGAACCGATTGGAGATACCAGCAGGTAACTGGAACTTCGAGATATTCATGTCTGCTTCCTCCGCTGGCGGTACTCCTGCGTTCTATGTTGAATTGCTAAAGTATAACGGAAGCACATTCACTACCATCGCTAACAGTTCAGCAGTTCCCGAAGCTATAACTGGCGGTACTACGATTGACTTATATCTTACATCTCTTGCCATCCCACAGACAACGCTACTGGTAACTGATAGGCTTGCCATTCGGGTGTACATCGTCAACTCAGTAGGAGGCAGGACAATTACAATGCACACGCAGGACAGCCACCTATGCCAAGTGATAACAAACTTCGCAGGTGGCATAGCAGCATTAAATGGGCTAACTGCAAACACGCAGTACCTCGCAGTAGGAACAGCCGGAACAGACTTCGCTATCTCTTCCGTTTTAGATACGCACACCTTCAACCTACCAACGGCATCAGCAACGAATCGCGGTGCTTTGTCTTCTGCTAACTGGTCAACGTTCAATGGGAAACAGGATGCGCTATCGAGCGGTGTCAATATCAAGACCATCAACTCTGCTTCGATTCTTGGAGCAGGAAACATAGCGACTCCCTTTGAACTTGTGGTTGCTGCCTCTGATGAGTCAACAGCACTCACTACCGGAACAGCTAAGATAACATTCAGAATGCCAAGAGCGGTAACGCTATCAGCCGTCAGGGCATCACTCACCACGGCACAAGCGAGTGGTAGTATCTTAACCGTTGACGTTAACGAGGCAGGGGTAAGCATACTAAGCACAAAGCTGACAATCGACAACACAGAGAAGACCAGCGTAACGGCTGTCACACCTCCGGTGATTAGCGATGCTAACCTTGCTGATGACGCAGAGATGACCATTGACATTGATCAGATCGGTAACGGAACGGCAGCAGGATTGAAGGTGTACTTAATCGGTAACTACGCATGAGTTTCTTAGTCAATCCATTTCGATACTCAACAGGCTGCGATCCTGACGCTGTTGCTTTCTTGGCTGCTGCTGGCATCACCGATGCTACCATCACATCGGCTATCTGTGCGCTTGTCACTTCGATGAAAGCGAATGGAACGTGGGCTAAGATGAGTGCTATCTACCCGATGGTAGGAGGAACAGCAACGTCTCATAAATTCAATCTTAAAAATCCGGCCGATACTAATGCTGCATTTCGATTGACATTCTCAGGAGGATGGACTCATTCAGCTAACGGCGCACTTCCTAACGGAACAAATTCCTATGCTAATACTTCATTAAATCCAAGTGTATCATTGTCACTTAATTCGACTCACATAAGCTACTATTCAAGAAGCAATGTGAATTTAACGCAAGTAGAAATAGGTATTAGTTCAGGCAGTTCAGTAACTCCGACAGGATTAATGATGAATATTAGATTTAGTGGAGTCTCATATTTTAAAGTCAATACAACAGGGGCTTATATCACGGTAGCAGATACAGATTCAAGAGCATTTTACATGGCCAATAGAACTGCATCTAATATAACCAACGGATGGAAGAACTCAACCAAAGTAGCAACGGGAACAATAGCATCAACATCGCTACCTAATGGAGTGATATGGTTAGGCGCACTTAATAATATCCCAACACCTTCGCTTCTTTACTATTCAACTAAAGAATGTGCCTTTGCAACCATCGGTAGCGGTCTATCTGACGCAGAAGCAGCAGCATTATACACCTCAATTCAAGCAATGCAAACCACTTTAAGTAGAAATGTATGATACAAGTATATCACCTAACAGAAGAACAAGCAGAGATGCTCATCGGGGTTGAGTTCATGCCCGATAATTGCTTTAATCCCATTTTAGACGCTGATGGTAACCATGTAATCAGCATCGAGGAAGTTGAACAGACATCAATCGAGTGGGTGAAATCGCTACCTTTGATTGAATATAAACCAATAATAACACCTGAACTATAATGGCTGGCAAGAAGATTACCGAACTACCCGAATTAGGAACAACTCCTGCTGCTGGCGATTGGCTTGTGGTGGTAGATGTTAGTGATACCTCCGAATCGGCAGAAGGGACAACCAAGAAGGTGCTGAAGAGTGATGCGCTGATATCTAATGCAACATCAGGAACATACGTACCGACAATTTCAGATATAACAAGTGGGTCTGCTGTTACTGTTCTTGGTGATGGATTTTGGCAAAACATCGGCGGTCTCGTTAATGGAGTTGTCATGATAAGAATAGAACTTGCAAGCGCAACAGAAGTATTCAGATTTGATATGCCAGTGATTCCTACTAATAACTTTGCAGATGGATATGGTGTTGTTTCTTCTTGGTCAACTCGTACACCAACAGATGAATATTCGGAAATTGCAATACAAGCAGAATCTGCTACTAAGACAACATCGGTATCAATCACAGCAGCAGGAACGGTAAACATTGACTTAGTGATTAACTTTACTTACAACGCTGACAATTGATGAGAATCGACAGCAAAGGCATCAATCTAATCAAGACTTTTGAGGGAATCCGGCTCGGTGCTTACCTCTGTCCAGCTGGAGTACCTACCATCGGCTACGGTTCGACCTATTACCCTGACAAGACGAAGGTCAAGATGGGTGATAAGCTGAAAGATGCAGCAGAAGCGGACGCATTGCTGGCTGTTACCGTTCAACCGTTCGAGAATAACGTAACGGCACTCGTCAATGGCACTCAGATAACGACTAACCAGTTCAATTCTCTCGTATCGTTTGCCTTTAATCTCGGCACGGCAGCACTCGCCAAGTCAACGCTCCTGAAAAAGGTGAAAGCCAACCCAAACGATCCGTCTATCACCATCGAATTTATGAAGTGGGTGAACGCTGGAGGAGTGAAGCTGGAAGGGCTTGTCAGAAGACGTAAGGCAGAGGCTGAGTTGTACTTCACGAAGTAACTTAAGAGGAAATTGAACGTAAGGGAGGCATGAAAACCCTCCTTTTTTTGTTGTTGTCAATCACCGCATCGGCTCAATGCACTACTGATAGGTTCGCCCGTCCATATCTCGCCCTGCCATCGTTCTTCGGGCTGTATTTCGGTGGTCAATGTGTATCAGGAGCGATTAAGGATACTACTATCTGTGTGAAGGTAGCACGAACAAATCAGGGGCAGCTTGCTGCATTCAGCTACTCATCTCCAAGCGGACAACCAGCCTACGTGACGGCGGTAAAACAATACAACAGTGCTTGCATTTTCATCGAAAACGGGACTCTGATACCAGCCGGAAGCGATACAATCACCGTTTGTTATACAATTCAGGCAGCACTCATTGATAACTTCTGCCCGTATACAGTACTCGCTGGTGGCCTTGCTGTTCAGTGGTGCGGAATCTATGCCTACCACGCAGACGGGAGCATCAAGATTCGATTCATGACTTGCTCAAACGCTGGAACAAAGAAGTACGAGGTCATCACCTCAACGGATGCTGTCAACTGGACGGCATTAATTAACGTGCTACCGGAAGTTGAAACGAAGTCAACAGAGAGCAACTACAACGTATGCATTCCTTTCTCCCGTGGTGGCATGAATTACTTCGCTATCAGAGAGCATGACGTAAACGGCGGTGTTCACGTTTCGGATATTGTCTACTGCGAAGTGCCTTATCCACTCAACCAAGGGCAAGGCTTCGATATTCTTGGACGCACCGTGGCTGACTCTAAGTTCATGTACTATGTTGGTGGGCAATAACGCTATCTTCGCACCTATGAATCCTGACTACCCAAGATGGTTGCGTGTACTTATTGCCATCGGCAAGAACTGGAAGGAGACGTTTGGGAGCGTGGCAATACTCGCTACCTTATATCTATGGTACTTCGACCAGATAACGCAGGAGAAGGCAGTATTCGGGCTTATTCTGCTTGTTGCTGGTGGGTTCATCAATAACACATTCGACTTCATCGGGCTGTTTAAGTACATAGGAAACTACAAGAAAGGAGGTAGCGATGCAACTGACGTGTAGAGATACGGTGTACAATTCCAACGGTAGCTGGTTCACCTCCGATACCATGATTCACGTTCGCCAGTACAGGGAGGTGATAGCGCACGACCTTGTGAAGCTGAAGCCAACTCTCGACCCTGATGGAACTGGTATGCTATACTGGTACATCGGCATCAACGGTGATACTGTTGCACTTAGTCGCGAATTAACTACCTTCGAGTACCAATTACCGAAGATGGAGACACCGATACGAGACTCAGATACGATACAGCCGAACGGAGTTAATTATCCAGCAGCAACAGCATTCGTAGCACATTACCCGACTCATAAAAAGGGAGCAACCACCTCAACAGATAGTGCTTTTCATGCAGCTATGTTCCCTGTTCTTGTGCTGATTACGGTAGCCTACCTATACCGGAGCATCTCAACGGGCAAGTGGGCTTGTTTATTTCGTGATTTAATAGCATAGGGGCTGCTCCCTATGTTATATCTTGCGAAATAAAATGGCTACTCGTTACATCTTAACAAACTCTATTGACCTACTCTACATCGTAACTGATCAATCAGGTGCGATACTTAGCAGCAACGACCTTTTTAAGGAGTACACCAGCCATATTCAACCATCAAAGGCAGCCGATGTGATGGCTGATGATACAGACAGGGATTCATTCATTGATGCTGTCAATAAGGCGAAAGGCTCTAAGCCTATCCCGATCAGATTCTACGCGAAGACAAAGCAGAAGTCAGGCTCTCTGAAGTGGAATCTATGGAACGTCTACTTCATACTCGGTAGCCTCCACTTTATTGGTGTGCCAATTATAGACGTTACATCTATCACCTCTCACGAATACGAACGGCAGAAAAAACTACTTGAAGACTTCCGTTTCATGTTATCTCACGAACTTCGCCAGCCGTTGACATCTGTTGCCGGGTTGGTGAAACTTATGATTGAGAAGGACACCCTGGAAGATGACGGTGAGAATGGCGAGTTATTGAATATGATACAGGAGAGCGTACAGCGGTTAGATGACTCTATCCACGCTCTCGTTAACAAGGCAGCACGGGAACTATGAATGCACAGCTACTACCGAAGACTGAACAGGAAGCAGACGAGAGGCTAATTAACGTGGTATGCAGCTACGTAGCCGAACGAGGGATGCCGATTAAGATAGCCTACCAAGTTCTGAAATGCAACCTGAAGGACAAATCCATGCTCGGAACTGGGCTGCTTAAACTTGCCAAGAAATGACAACTGAACGATTGATACTATCAGCCATCATAGGTCTGCTGCTGCTCATGCAGATAGGAACGTGCAACGAGAAGACCGCACTCGAAGGTGACTACCGACTGTTGAACGAACAGGCAAGGCTTATCACCGTGCAGCACATGGAAGATTCATCTGCGCTCTATTCAATGCGAATCAATCAGACAGACGGTAACGTAATAGTAGACGAGATAATGAAGATGAGAAAACCTACTGAGGTGGTTAAGATTGTCACCCGTACCGTCATCAAGACCGTCATTAAGTTAGCCGATCCAGTCCAGTTCGATTCTACCAACTACCTACGACTTCCTCAGACCTTCAGCCAGTCAGATAAATGGATGAGCATAGATGGGGCTATTGACAGTACAGGAACGCTCAGGATTGATTCATTAGTAAGTAGTGGCACATTCACCTATGCCGTGGGCGATTCGATAAGGGGTGGATTCTTTAACCGTCTGTTCAAGGTATCCGATCCCGTGGTACGGTTGCACATCGACAACCCTGCGATTCAGTTAACCGGATTCAGCAACGTATACACACGGAAGCAGCGTAAGTGGTGGCAGTCAACAGGAGCAAAAATAGGACTTGGAGTATTGGCTGGAGCTGTTGGTATAACTTTATTGAAGTAATTATCAGGGAGTTAAGTAAATCATTCTATCTTTTCTTTGTTCGTGTAGTACTAATTCAAAATAAAAGGCTTTACTTTGCCCTATCAATAATTAACCACTCAATAATTCACCCACATGGCAAAGAAGTATCTCTCAGGTTACACAACATCGGTAACCATCAAAATCAACGAGTGCGAATTAGAATGCACCGGATTCTACGAAGTAGGCGAAGCCGAAGACTTCGACACCCAACCAACAGGAGCAATATTCGAGATTGAAAAGATGGAACTCGTCAAGGGTGACCTCATCGATTTCACGCTCTCCAACCCCAACATGATCGACATCGAAACGCGGTGCATCGATATTATTGAGAATCTTTAATCAATCCACCCTTTAATACTTTTAAACCATGACAAAGCCGATCACTTACTTCAAGAACGTAGAATCAACTAACTTCTACCACTACAACCACCTCACGGGCGAACTGCTCCACATCATCAACGATGGTTGCTACCGTGCTATCATCAGACGGTGTGACTCACAGGCAGCTAACATCGTAAGAGTCTACCACCGCGAGTTAGAGTACGGTGTACCTTCCGAGGTGGCACTCTACTCAGAAGTTGAGATAGACGAGTTTGTTAAGGCATTCGATAAGGTGCAGAACTCAATCAACGACACCTCACACGCTGCCTTCGCTTCCTTTTAATTTAGTAACCAATTAGTCCAATCAATATGTCAACACCATCATTAACTGCCCCTGTTGGGGGTGAATCAAACTACATCAAGAGCATCGCACCGGAAGGTATGCACGTGGCTCGTATCTATCAAATCATCGACTTAGGTACAACCGAGCAAGGCGGTAACTTTCCCGGCAAGAAACGCAAAGTTCAGTTTCTACTTGAGCTGCCTATGGAGTTAGCCATCTTCAACCCTGAGAAAGGAGAGCAGCCATACTACCTCCGCAAGGGCTACACGTTATCTATGAACAGCAAGGCTATCCTCCGCAAGGACGTTGAGAGCCTACTTGGCAAGAAGATGACTGACGAGGACGCATCTAAGTTCAACGTCTTCAGCTTGCTCGGTGCGCCCTGCATGGTTCAGGTGGTTCACGCTGTGAAAGGTGAGAACACCTACGCTAACATAAACAACATGACACCGATGCCGAAAGGTATGGTCTGCCCTGCACCGTTCAATCCTACTGTTGTGTTCAGCACTCAGACACCCGACATGACTATCTTCACCACCCTGCCATCGTTCGTGCAGGATAAGATCAAGGAGTCGGACGAGTTCATTGCTTACATGGCATCTCAGATGGACAGTCACGGCGCACCAGCACCAGCACCGAGGACAATAGCTAAACCAAGTTCAGAGGATACGTCTAACGATCTTCCTTGGGACTTGCCAACAGACGGCAAACCGTTCTAAATTAGCGGGAGGCTAAACACCTCCCTTTATTTTAATCTCAAATGTTTGCAGAATCAAATAATTAACCTTTACTTTGCCTATCAATAATTCACAGAGCCATGAAAGCAGAACTAACAATCAAAGTAACCGACCTATACGAGGTCATCAATCACCCGACATTACTCAGGACGCAGCAGATTATCAGCAATGCCCCTGAGAGCATCACAGACCGCTTATCTTATGACATCACGGCTGAGAGCCTAAAGCTGGCAAGCGAAGCTATTAAAAGCATCGAATCAGCACGTAAGGTAGCAACGTCACCGCTGGATGCTTACAAGAAACAAATCATGGACATCGAAAAGGAAGCAACAGCACCGCTCTCCGAGTTCATCACCGAGCGTAAGGCTATGATGCTGGTATACTCCTCCGAGTTAGAACGCATCCAACGTGAGGCAAATGAGAAGATCAAAGCCGAGGCAGAGGCAGAGCTTGCCAACTCAGGAGCGGATACGATAGCCGATATGATGGGGCGATTCACAGACCGTCTGGTGAGCGTACAGACAGAGCAGCCCAAGAACATCAGAGTAACGAACAAGGCACGAG